GCTTTTCAGGGGCTGGGGTAGTTTCTTCAACCTCTGGCGTAACCTCTTCAACCTCATCAACCAAAGGCTTAAGCGTTGCTGTAGGCTCTTGAAGTGGTAGGAACCCACGCTTGTCTGCTTCAAACTGCTTGTTCTGCGCTTTATGTGTCGCAGCCATCTTTTGTCTTACTGAACTCATAAATGCTTCTCCTAGTTGTTAAAGAAGTTTTTGGCCATGTTCTCTGCCGTCTTTGCCATTTGAGCAGAGCGCTGTAAATCAATGCGCTCTCTAGCAACATCATCCTTCATATTGGCAGTCTGCTCTTGCAGAGCCAAGCGATCTTGGCCCAAATCAACATTATTATCAATCCTATCGCCCTCTAGCTTGATACGCTGCTGGGCTTCTTGAGCCTTGCGGTCAATGTCCTTGTCCTTCAAGCCAAGCTCTTCTCTACGAAGATCAACTAAAGGATCTTCTTCCTGACCAATTTGCAATTCTTCTTCAAGTTCATTAAGCAACTCAACTGTAGTTTGAGCAACCTTATCTTCCATAATGGTCTGCATCTGCTGCTGCATCTGCTGTACCTGCATTTGAACTTGCTGCTGCATCATTGGGTCCATCTGGGCCTGTTGCTGAATCTGCTGAATCTGTTGCTGCATCTGCATCACTTCAGGATCTTGCTGTGCCATCTCACGCGCCTTGAAATCAATGTGCTGGTAGATGTGAGCTTGAATCATAGCTAAAGCTTGCTGCTGACCAGGAGGAGCCATGGCAACAATGGGCGACTTAAGCAATAACAAGTGCGACTTAATGTGTGCATCATGATCTTGATCAGGAAACGCCTGTGCAGGCTGCATTTGCAAGAAGCCAGAGTTTTCCATAGCTGCAGATACAGGCTGTGGCTGCGGAGGAGGCGGTAAAAGCTGTTCAATCTGCTGAACACCCATGGCCTCGTACATGCGCCGATATGCCTCATACATGCCCTGTGGGCCGTGTATCTGAGGGTTTGTCTGTACCATCTGCATCATCTCTTGGGCAAGCATAACGCGCTGGCTCATAGAGAAGATATTGGGATCAGATACAGGAATGATATCAATACGATCATCAAAGTCCTGCGCCATCAACTGCTGTTGCCCACTGGCAATCTGATACGGATAGGCTTTGATTGGAGAGTCTTTGATGACTCGCGCCAACAAGTTAAACTCAATTCGCTGGCTGTAGTGCATGCGCTTGTGAATAGAACTCATCACACGGCTACCCTTCTCAAGAAGAGCAATCGTGGTGCCTACCGGCGCTTGTTGGTTACCATCACCAACCTGCATATCACCAACAGAAGCAAACCTGCGACCAGCCTCAACCAACATACCCAGTAACTGTAGTAGCGTCTGGCTTGGCTCTTTGAACGGCAATGGCATCAACGCATCACGAAGTGACCCGCCAGGTGCATCCATATCTCTAAACTCACCAGGCTGTAACGGTACATCGTTATCACGAATCCGTATGCCTCTGGCCTTAAAGCCTGCAGGCAAGTTAGCCAGCGTACCTGCATCGATTAACTGACGTAAAATAGAAGTAGATGCCTGTGACAATCCACCAATCATGTGAGTCAAACCAAAGCCGTAGAAGCCTACACCTGGTAAAAACTTGTAATGCACGAAGTAATCGATGCGCTTACGCATCATATCGGCTTGGTTATAGTTTCTACGAATAGACAGAACAGTAGAGTGCTTAGGCGAAAGAGTGACAATGTAAGGAAGCTTAATGCCTGTCTCTTCACCTTGAGCATTCAGGTCTTCATAGCCTGCAATGTCCATCTCAATGTGCATCTCAAACAACTCACACTCGTAGTCGCTTGAACTGCCAGAAGGCTTAACGCCCTGCAACTCATCGATCTCTTCCTCTACTTCATCTGAAGAACCATATGAGCCACTGTCATCGCTCATGCCCTTCTTGGTCTTTCTGTAAAAGCCAGACTCTTGAAGCTTGCGTACATCGTTCATCGACATGTCAATTACATGCGTGATACGAACTGCGCTGTCTAAACTGGTCGTACCATAAGGCACAATCAACTTCTCAGATGGGATAAAGCGCGAGACAGGTCGGCCTAGCGCAGGGTCAAAGTGTACTTTGCGGAACGCACTACCAGACAAGGGTAAATAGAAAAGCATCTGGTCAGTCTCAGGATCGTATTCCTTCATCTCCTGAGTGATCATGTAGTTCATGTACTCTTGCACACGAGCAGCCTGTAGATCAGTCTGCGGCGTACCCATGCCAATAACCATGGTCTTAACAGGGCCACCAGACGGTAACATCTCTTTGTAAGCTTGGGCTTGGAACTGCGTAACAGACTCAGCAAGAAGGGGGTGTACAACACCAGAAGCGCCATCAAATGGCTCAGTACGGTTCTCAAACTTCATGCCAAGGAACTTAAGTCCCTCAGTGTACTGGTCCATCCACTCTTTACGAGAAGACTTATCGTCCTCAATTGCGCTCATACAGTCGCTGTAGATTTCTCCAAGCTCCTGCTTATCCAGTTCATCAGCAAGGTTTGCAGTAAATGGAAGCGGCATATCTTCACCAAGATCGCCTTCACCAAAGACCATAGTGCCGTCTTCTAGAATTGACTCATCGCCATCCTCTATACCATCAAACATCAGTTCATCTTCAGACTCATCTGATATAAGGATTTCTTTTGAGTTGTCTTCAATGTCCAACTCATCGATGTCTATGTCATCTACGCCACGTTCAATTGCCATAACTTACTCTTCTGCGTACAGATTATTAAATATGCGATTAACATCCAAAGTGTAATCTAAATCAGACTTGCTGTAATGAACATGCTGAGACGGCTTAAAGTCAGGTGCGCCTTCTCCTGTCTCAAACCAAGCTGGATGTGTAACCCTTACCCTGTTATTGGGCAACGCTACTATATTTCCAGTCCACTCGCCAGCATCAAGCAACTCCATCACATGCGACTGCTTGTGCTGTGCAGGATCGTCTGCAATCTCATTGTCGGTGTAGTCTACCGTAAACATATACTTGGCAGGGTACATTTGCCCATCGATCTTAGCCAACCATGGACATGGCGTGGCTCGGTCTAGAACATATACTGAGTGAGTGCGAGAAGAACAATCCCAAGGCTGGGCATCGTGTACCGCCATAGGCTCTGGCCATTCCTCAAACGGCGTGTCCGCGACAAGAGCAGTGATAGGCATTCGCGCCCACATTGCACCACCGTGGATATTTGGTTCGTTCTCATCGTCATCCGATTCACACCCAGTGAAGATAACCTGAAAACTCAGACACCTGGTAGGCATTGTAGTAACAGCAACAACCATGGCGTGTAAAAACTCGCCTTGGTATCGCTCATGATTTGTTGTGTATTCCCTTCTAACCCACGCCTTGAAGTGCGGGATGTTGCTTTGTAGGTAAGGCAATTTAGATTATCCCCATTTAGATTCCCATTTAGTGGCCATGCCGCCTTTTTTAAACCCTTTGACTGCAGCGCCAGATCGGCGTTTAACAGCGGCAGGGGAGTTTAGCATACCGCCATTGGCTTTCTTGACAGGCTTTTTTATTATTTTCTTTCTGTCTGCCGCTTCAGCAGCTTTATCTGCCTTGTAAGCAATAGTCCCAGCAACACCCATAGCTGTAGCACCACCAATCGCTTCAGCAGCAAGCCGTCTGTTCTTCTTGCGCCTAGCCTTATCCGCAGCTTTTGCAGAAGCACTTTCATTAACCATGTCGCGCATAGGGTTGCCTTCAGACTTGGCCTTCTTAGTAGCGGCAGTCTTTTTCTTCAGAACACCCTTGCCTATAAGAATATCTTTCTGCGTGACCTTGCCGTCTTTGTTGAGGTCAGGGAAAGCTTTCTTGGCAACTTTCTTGGCAGCTTTTACAATTCCGCCTTTGCTATGTAGAACAGGCTTTTTAGACTTCTTAACTTTGACCTCCTTGGGTTCAGGCTTAAAGTCATTAACAAATTTTGTTAGGCGCTCAACAGCCGCTAAATCTTTTTTAGTAGGCTTTCCGCTTTGATATTTCTGGAACTCTTTATCCTTCAAAGCGTTTCTAGAGAACTTTAAATCCTCAATAGCCTCTTTTGCTTTTAACGAAGTTAAATCAAAAACCTTACCTAAAGCTTTTATTTTTTTACCCATTACTTCATCGCCCTTCCGTATCCACGAGTAGCAGCACCTACGCCACGAGGCTTAGTTGCCTTGCGAACAGCGCCACCTTTGGCATAACCCTTCTTCTTCATCATGCCGCCCATATTCTTCTTAACAACTCTAGATACCTTGCCAGCAGTCTTTGTGCTGATGTCAGTGTTGTACTTCTTTCCTCTAAAAGTAAAAACAGACTTGCCATCATTTCTTGCTTTAGAGAATGCCTTCTCAAAAGCAGCTCTTGTTGAAGATTTAGAGCCTGAACCAGACTTGGCATTCAATTCTTCTTTTGTTCCCTTTGGAAGTTCACCCCCGCCTGTCGCTGCAGCAGCAGCGGCTGCAGCTTTTCCGCCACCCTTTAGCTGCTCTCTTCTATTTTGAACCTTAATTACAGCCGGTCCCATTAAATGAGTTGTTGTCTTTCCGTCTTTAGACCGAATACGACCTTTAGATGTAGCGCCAGTCTTTGTCTTAGCGTCATCAAAGTTAGCGCCTAACCTGCTTTGAATCTTCTTGACAGCTTTTACAACACCACCAGCCTTGTAACCCTTCTTCTTCATGGCTGCGCCGCCCTTAGACATACCCTTGGATCGCATCATGCCGCCATTCTTTACTTCCTTTGGCTTCTTCTTGGCAACTTCTGCGCGAAGATCATTTAACTCAT